AAGTAAAATTTGCGAATTAGAAAGTTTATTAAGTACATTAGAAACTTATTGCTTTGAATTAGCAGATGAAAGTTGCCCAAAAGAGTACAAAACAATTATTAAAAAAGAACTTTACAATTTAAAAACAAAATAAAATGAGCAAATTAATAGTTAGTTTCCCAGCTGAATTAAACTTAAATCAAAAACTATCTTTAATTCAAAAAGAATTTAAAGCAAACAAATCAAAATTTAATAGTTTTGGTAAATACAATTTTAGAAGTGCTGAAGATATATTAGAAGCATTAAAACCTTACAATGAAAAGTACCAAGTATCATTTGTAATAACTGAAGTAATTATTAAAGGTGTTGAGCATATTTTAATTCCTATGATACAATCAACTGCAACTATTTATGATAATAATGGAGTTAATGAAATATGTGCTACTGCAATAGTTGGTGTAGATTTACATCAGAAAGGAATGCAAGTTCCACAACAATTTGGTTCAGCTTCTTCTTATGCTAAAAAATACGCATTAGGTAACTTACTTTTAATTGATGATACACAAGATGCTGATGCAACTAATAAGCATAATACTGAAACAAAAGCAGAAGATGATTTAAAATGGTTAAATAAAAATACACCAGAATTTAACAAAGCTATTGAATATTTAAAAAATGGTGGTAATATTGCAACTATTGAAAATAAATACAAATTAGCAAAAGCAGTTAAAGACGAATTATTAAAAGTTAAGTAATATGAAATATTTTATGTATGAAATTGCGTTACCTTGTTTTATTATTTCTATAATGATAGTAGGAATTATAGCTTTATCATTATTAGCTTATATTTTAATAAAAGAGATTTTAGAATAAATAAAAACTGAATAGCTGACAACAGGAAAAAAAGGTAAGCAAATTTTAAATATAAAAAATATGAGTGCAATTATTAATGTAAGTTTAAGAGTAGACAAATTACCAAAAGAAAAATTTGTATCAGGTAAAGATGGTGCAGTTTATTACAATTTTACAATTTCTGTAAATGATGAAGCTAACCAGTTTGGTCAAAACGTTTCTTTAACTGATAGTCAAACACAAGAAGAAAGAGAAGCAAAGAAACCTAAAGTTTATTTAGGAAATGGTAATGTAGTATGGACTAATGGTGAAATTAAAACAGCACCTAAAAAAGAGAAAACAACTGCATCAGTAGAAGATGATGGTTTACCATTTTAAATTTAATAGGGAGTGTAAAAGCTCCCTTTTTTAACAAAAACAATGACAGAAGAACAAAAACAAGAAAAACGTTTAATGATGGAATTTATAGTTGATGAAGCTATATTAAATCCATTAGAAAAAATAGAACATCCAAAACCAGCAATATCATTTGGTGTTAAAAGTTATGAAAGTAAAGATGGTGAAATTATTTTTCCAGTACCATTAGGGACTTATGGCAACTTTAGTTTTGTACAAGCACCGCCAAAAAGTAAAAAAACATTTTTTGTATCATTATTATCAGCAATATATTTAGCAGAAGATTTACAACAATTTTGTGGTGATTTAAAAGCAAATAGAAATGATAAACATTTAATTCATTTTGATACTGAACAAGGTAATTTCCACGCACAAATGGTATTTAAAAGACCATTAGAAATGGCTGGATTAAAGAATATAGATAAATACCATACATTAGCTTTAAGACAATATAGCTTTAATGATAGAATAGAAATAATAGAACACTACTTATATGATAGATTAGATGGTAAAAATATAGGTTTAGTTATTATTGATGGTGTTGCTGATTTATGTAGTGATGTAAATAATATTGAAGAAAGCAATAATGTAGTGCAAAAGCTAATGAAATGGACAAAAGAATTAGATTGTCATATTGTAACAGTTATCCATTCTAATTTTGGAACTGATAAACCAACTGGTCATTTAGGTTCATTCTTGGAAAAGAAAACAGAAACACAAATTAGTTTAGAATTAAACACAGTTAATAAAGGATTAGTTAAAGTAAGTTGTAAAAGAAGTAGAAATGCACCATTTGAAGATTTTAATTTTAAAGTAAATAACTTTGGATTACCACAAGTAGAAGGTGCTTTTTATGACCCATTAAAAGATATATTTTAAGATGAAAGATACAATGAAACACCACATAGAAGAATTACAAACATCTGCTGCAAGAATGCTTGTATTAAATTCAGATAATTCAATGTTAATAAGTTATTTTAAAGATTTGAAAAATAAATTAGAATATTTGTATGAATTGAACGAAATGGACAACCAAGCAAATTGGACTGAAATACAAAATGCTTTTAATTCAATATTAAAAATAGATACAGAATTAACAGAAGTGGATTTAAAGATTAAAGTAAAAGAAGCACCAATACCAAAAGTTGGTATAGTAACAATAAAAATGTATTAGTATGGAATTGTCTACAAATAAATGGTTAGAACAGGTTGCCCAACATCACAAAGAATGGGTTAAAATTGCTAACCTTTATAAAGTAGATGATTATGCAGAAGATATAGTTCAGGAAGTTTATATTGCTTTGTTTAAATATGCTGATGCAGAAAAGATAATTGATGCAAAAGGTAATGTTCGTAAAGGTTATGTATTTTTTACAATTAAAAGTTTATGTTTTCAGTATTTAAACAAACGTAATAAGATTGATAAAATAGGAATAGATACTTTGTTTAATTTATCAGACAATAGCAATATAGAAGAACATAAAGCATATAATGAAATATGTTTAATGATTGATGAAGAAATAGACAACTGGCATTGGTATGATAAAAAGCTATTTAAATTGTATAGGGATACAGATATGTCAATGCGTGATATTGCAAAAGAAACTAATATTAGTTTAATATCAATATTTCATTCAATTAAAAACTATAAAGAAGTATTAAACACAAAGTTTATGAATGATTACCAAGATTATATTAACAATGACTATAACAACATATACTAATGGGAAGAAAAAAGAAAGCAACAGGATTAGGTGATACTATTGAGCAAATCACAGAAGCAACTGGTATTAAAGCAGCAGTTGAATTATTTAGCAAAGTAACAGGAATAGATTGTGGTTGTGAAGAACGTAAAGCTAAACTAAACAATTTAATATCTTACAGAAGAAATGTAAACTGTTTAAAAGAAGATGAATATTTGTTTTTAAAAATATTATATGACAATAGGGTAAATCAATTAACACCTAAACAACAGCACACAATTAAAGAAATTTACTTAAATGTTTTTAATGAAAAGTTAGATAACAGTAATTGCTCAAGTTGTTGGAGAACTATTTTATCTGATTTACGAAAAGTTTATGATACTTATGAAGTAAATGAATAACTGGAAAGAAATTGATTTATTTAACTATTTAGTGGAAAATGTTTATCCAGATTTAGTTAAAGCAAAAAACCAAATGTCAAGATGGGATTGCTATTCAGTTTCAACTGGTCACCGAATTGAATTAAAATGTAGACAAGTACATTATAAAACTTTGTTATTAGAAAAAGTTAAATATGATGCTATGATATTAGAATGTGAAAAGCATTTAGATATACCAATATACATTAATTCAACACCAAAAGGTATTTATAGTTTTAATCTACATTTGATTGAGCCAATTTGGGAAGTAAACAATAAAAATCCAGCAACAACATATTTTAACAATAGAGAAAAAATAGAAAAAGAAGTAACATATTTAGAAATAACAAAAGCAAAACAATTATGAAAGACAATCCAATACAATTAGAATACTTAAAATCAGTATTATTAGCACAACTTTTATTAGAAGCAAATGAAAGTTTAATCTTTACAACACAATACAGACAAACTATTAAAAATTTAATTAATAGATTGAACAAAGAACTTGAACAAGTAGTATTTGAAGAATACACAAAAGTGTATAAAACAGACCCAGAAATGACTACAAACATTTTAAGAAGCATTGAAAGCATTATTACTAAACTACAAACATCAACAATAGATGAAATAGTAATGATTGATGCAGTAGTTGATAAATACAAAGAAAACAAAGAATGGTTTATGGAAAATGGTAATGCTGAATTTTTAAGAATAGATGGCTAAAGTTAAAGAAGTTAAATTTTCACCAACTGAAGAAGATATAAAAGCTATGGCAGTATGTTGGAAAAATGATTTAGCTTATGTTATTAAACCAGCAAAAACTGCAAACAGGTATAATATTATAAAATATCAAATCAGCAACTACAATGAAATATTTTACTATAAAGAAAATAATGTAAATGCAGAATTTACAGAATATGAAGGATTAAAAAAAACAATGGAATTATATAATTTTCACGCTAAAAGATTTACACAATGACACCAGTACACTACGACAACAAAAAGAACTATGATGTTATAGACTTTATAAAGGACTATGATTTAAACTTTAATGAAGGAAATGTAATTAAATATGTAGCAAGGGCAAAACACAAAGGAACGCATATAAAAGACTTGGAAAAAGCAATAGATTATTTAGAAAGAGAATTACAACATTTAAGAAAAGAACAAGAACAATGGATAGAGAACAACAAATAGAATTTGACACATTAGAACTTGAATATACTTTAAGTTATTTAATTAAGAAAAGAAATTCATTATATTTAAAAGGTTTAAATGATGAAAAGATAAACGATAAGATAAGAGCAATACAACACAAATTGCGATTTGCAAATCACAAATCAGGGATAGTTTAAAAGCTATCCTTTTTTTATTTAAAACTTTAACATTTCATTAACACTTTTATATTAATAACTTGTTTATATTTGCTAAACAATTAACAATTAAAAACACAAACATTATGAAAAATTTATTAAAAGAATTCGCATTAGCATTATTATTATGGATTACATTTTTTACTTGTACAGTATTAATTTTAAAACTTATTTAATATGACACCAGAAGATAAAAAAGAATTAGACTTTGTATTGAAACAAGCAACAAGAATTTTAATTGGTGCATTAATAGCAGCATTAGTATTATTAACAATAGCAATTATAAAATTTTAAATTATGAAAATAGAAATTATTAGAAAATTAGATATACTTTTAGATTTACAAAGTGAAGATAACATATATCAAATAACTTTATTAAAATCAATTAAGAAAGATTTAATTAACGAATGGAATGCATCTGATAACTATGCACAACAAATAAGAGAAGTTTTAGATATGGATAATACATATGATTTATTAAACAACATTAAAATTAGATAATGAGAACATATTTAAGAAAAAAATACGATTGTTCAACAGGATTAAGTTATTGGAAATTTAAAGTTAAAACAAGAATTAAACAACCATTAACAAATGAAGAAGTATTTGAGTTAGAAGAAATAATAGAAACATATTTAAATAATATAGAAAAACAATGATAACAACTTTTGATAAGAAACAATGGGATAAACAAGAACTATTAGACAATATGTATGATGATAGTTTTTATTATGGATATTTAGGTAAAAATGCTTTGAGTAGTTCTTCAGCTAAAATGCTTATTAGTTCACCTAAAACTTATAAATACGTTACACAATATGGTAGTGATGAAAGCCAAGCATTAAGAGATGGTAAACTATTCCACACAATGATATTAGAACCACATAAGTTAAATGATTTAGTTATTGTTGATGTAGCAACTAAAGCAGGAAAAGAATACAAACTTGCAAAAGAACAAGGTTTAGAAGTTTACACAAGAAAAGAATACAATGATGCTGAAAGATTAACTGATGCTTTATCAAAGAACAATGAAGTAATGAGTTTAATGAGTAAATCGCAAACAGAAATTCCAGCAGTAGAAATGATTGATGGCATACCATTTAGAGCAAAAGCAGATATATTAAAGCCAAATATGATTATAGATTTAAAAACTACAACAGGTGTTAAAGATTTTAGATATAGTGCAGACAAATATAGCTATGATTTACAAGCATATTTATATAAAAAGATGTTTGGTGTTGATGACTTTATTTTTGTTGCAATAGACAAAGGAAGTTTAGATATAGCAATCTTTGAATGTAGTGATGAATTTTATTCAAAAGGTGAAGCAAAGTTAGAACAAGCAATATCTAATTATAAATACTTCTTTGGTGAAGAAGATATGGATTTAAACCAATATGTTTTAAGAGGTATATTATAATGGAACATAAATTTAATTATAACTGGAATTTAAAAGATACAGTATTTACAAAAGATAAAGGAAAAGTATTTAGTTGCTTTGCTTGTGGTGGTGGTTCAACTATGGGTTATAAATTAGCTGGATTTGATGTAATAGGTCATAATGATATTGATAAAAAAATGATTGAAGTTTATAAAGCAAATCATAATCCTAAATATTCATTTTTAGAAAGTATTACAACTTTTGCAAAGCGTAAAGATTTACCAAAAGAACTTTATGAACTTGATATTTTAGATGGTTCACCACCTTGCAGTAGTTTTTCAATGGCTGGAAATAGAGAAAAAGATTGGGGAAAAGAAAAAGTATTTAGAGAAGGACAAGCTGAACAAGTTTTAGATACTTTGTTTTTTGATTTTATTGATTTAGCAAAAGAATTACAACCTAAAGTAGTTGTAGCTGAAAATGTAAAAGGATTGCTATTAGGCGAAGCAAAAGAATACGTTATTAAGATTTATAAAGAGTTTGATAAAGCTGGATATTATGTACAACATTTTTTACTTGATGCTTCAAAAATGGGAGTACCACAGCGTAGAGAAAGAGTTTTCTTTATATCATTAAGAAAAGATTTAGCAAAACCATTTTTATATTATGCAGATATGTTTACTGAATTACCTAAAATTAATATGGAATTTAATGAACCAATAATAACATTAAATGATATTAAAGACAATAGTATTTATGATGAAAAATGCAAAATGACTGATGTAAAAATGAATATATGGAACAACCGAATTAATGGTGATAGTGATTTTAGTTGCACATTAGCAAGAATTGAAAACAGACCAAATTCAATGTTTAATAATAACTATTTATATGGTAACAAACCATTAAATACTATTACTTCAAAAAAGAATGATGTGCTTTTTGACGAACCAAGACATTGTAATTTTAACGAAAACACATCGGGACAAACATATCCAAAAGATTACAACTTTTTAAATATGCCTTATTTGTATTTATTAGGAATGAGTGTTCCGCCTGTAATGACCGCTCAAATAGCAAGTAATATTTATGACCAATGGTTAAGTAAATTATGAATGATATAGCAACAGAACACTATAATATAACCTTATATGAAATAGAACAAGGAACTTCTATTACACATTTAAGGTTAATATTAAAAGAGTATGAAGCAGCAGAACTATATGAAGAATGTCAAGGTATACATTTAGCAGTAGAAATAGTATCATTCAATATTTTAACACAACTAATAAAAGAAATTAAAAAACAAAAGATAAAAATAAGATGGAAACGCAAATAACATTACAATTAAAAAAAGCAATACAAGAAATTACAGGTGTAGATATAAATCAAGTATCACGCAAAAGAGAAATAATAGAAGCAAGGGCAATCTATTATAAGATATTAAAACAAATAGATAAAAAGAAGTCACTACAATCTATTGGTGCTTCAGTAGGAAAAGACCACGCAACAGTTTTACATTCATTAAAGAACTATGAAATGTTTGAAAAGTTTAATCCAACATTAAAACTATTTAGAAAACAAATATTGCAAAGATTAAATTATGCATCACCAGAAATAGTAGATTTGTCTAAAGATGAATATATACAAAGTTTACAATTAGATGTAATGAAACTAACTGATGAAATAGTAAACTTGCAAGAAACGATTACTAACCTACAAAAACCAAGAAACAATTACAAAATAGTAAACAATATTGAAACACTATTATTAGAAACAGAAGGTAAAGAACATCAAGAAATAATTATAGAAAGATTACAAGCAGTTTATAGAATGAATAAAAACATTAAAGTATAGTATTATGGCAGATATATCAAAATGTAACGACAATTTATGCCCATCAAAAGAATATTGTTATAGATTTACAGTACCAGCATCTGAAGTATTTCAATTTTATGGAATATTCAACAGGGAACAAGATGCAGATAATTGTTATATGTTTTATCCAAATGGTAAATGTAGACACTGCAATTTAGAAAATGATAATCACAAATTAAGTTGCCCAATAATGAAAATACAAGTTAACTTATGACACCAGAAGAAAGAGCAAAGATACTTTACAATAAGTATAGCAAAGAATATAATAGATTTGTAGTATCAGGTTATATTAAACAAGGTTTAGATGAATGGAAAGAAATAGCTATTGAATTAGCAAAGCTATATAAACAATAAACAAAAACTATTATTTTTAAATTAATAATAATTTTATTTAATTATGGAAGATAAAAGAAAATTTAATGGTGGTCATACAACTGCTGGTCGTAAAGCTAAAGCAGAAGAAGTAGCATTAATTGAGAAACTTACACCTTTAGAACCTTTAGCATTTGCAGCATTAGAAAAAGGATTAGCAAATGGTGATTTTAAATTCACGCAACTATTTTATAATTACTATGCTGGTAAACCAAGAGAAACAAAAGATATTACTTTAACAAATGAACAACCTATCTTTAATATTGATTTAGATGAAGTTTAAAGCATTATCTTATGGAGTTTATATTAACTACTGCAATTAAAAAGTTATTACGTTTAAAGCAACGTATTAAAGTTATTAGGGGTGGAACATCAGCTGGTAAAACATTTGGTATTCTACCTTTACTTATTGATAAAGCAATTAAAGAACCTAATTTAGAAATAAGTGTTGTATCTGAAAGTATACCACATTTAAGAAGAGGTGCATTAAAAGACTTCTTAAAGATTATAATGGCATTAGGTAGATATAATGATAGTCAGTTTAATAAGTCTACTTTAAAATATACATTTGCAAACGGAAGTTATATTGAATTTTTTAGTGTAGACCAACCAGATAAATTAAGAGGTGCAAGAAGAAACATACTTTATGTTAATGAGTGCAACAATATAGATTTTGAAAGTTACTATCAATTAGCAATTAGAACTTCTGGTGATATATGGTTAGATTATAATCCTACTTCAGCATTTTGGGTAGACAAAGAAATATTAACACAATCAGATGTTGATTTTATTACATTGACTTATTTAGATAATGAAGCATTATCAGAAACAATAGTTCAAGAAATAGAAGCAGCTAAAGTAAAAGCATTAACATCTACATATTGGTCAAACTGGTGGCAAGTTTATGGACTTGGTCAAACAGGTAGTTTAGAAGGTGTATGTATTCCAGATTGGCAAGAAATAGATTTACCAACTGATGCAAGAATATTATGCTACGGAATGGACTTTGGTTATAGTAATGACCCGACAAGTTTAGTAACTATGTATAAATATAATGATGCTTATATATTTGATGAGGTTATTTACAAGAAAGGTTTACTTAATAGTGAAATATCAAATCTATTAAAAGCAAATAATGTAAACGAAATTGTTTATGCTGATAGTGCTGAACCAAAATCAATAGCTGAATTGAATAGTTATGGTCACAATGTATTACCAGTATCAAAAGGAAAAGATAGTATCTTATTTGGTCTTAATTTAATTAATCAAAACAAAGTTTATGTTACATCAAGAAGCAAGAACTTAATAAATGAATTAAGAAACTACATTTGGCAAACTGATAAAACAGGTGTAAAAATGAATAGACCAATAGATGCATATAACCACGCAATAGATGCTATGCGGTATGCTATGACAAGTCAATTAGAAAATCCACACAAAGGCAATTATTTTATATACTAATGACATACGGACAAATAATAGCAGCAATACAATGTTATATACATCATATGACTGATAAAGAAGTTCAAATTAACTTACCAAGAAATATAGGTGAAATAAAAAAGATGCAACAAATGTATAATGTAGCAAGTGCTTACCTTTCTTAGTAACATAACTATTAAAATCAGGGTTTATATTGACACAAAAAGTAATGATATGAAAGAAGAAGAAGATATATTTGAATACATAGAATTTGAACCAGCTGACACAAGATATGAAATTATATCAATGTGCAATCAAGCATTAAGTTCAGTTGAAGGATTTGATACAGGAATGATAAGTAAAGAAGATGCATTTAAGATTAAAGAAATAAGAAGAAAGTCTTTAGCATTAATTGATTTACATATTGGAATGATATATGATGAAAACTTTGAAAGTTAAAATGTTAAAGTTTTGTTAAAATTTGTAAATAGTTTTTTAGTTTATAAAATGTTTATATATTTGCGTATAATTAATAACAAAAAAAAACAAACATTATGACAACAGATAGAATTTTAACACAGGTAGAATTAGAAGAAATATTCGGAACTGAATTTACTTTATATTTTAATTTATTAGATATAGTTATAAATACTAAAAATGTAAACAAAGCAGAAAGTTTAATGAACAATGGTTATTCTTCTGAAGAAATAAAAAGAATGTTACCTTATCAAAATTGGGTATAATTATGAACACATATATGACAAAGTATAGAATAACTTATTGGACACAAAGAAATGATGAAAGCACAGATGTAGAAATAATAATCTATGCTTATAATCAAATAGATGCTATGAAAAAATTTTACGATATGAATTTAGTTTATAGAAAAATAGAAAGTATAGAAGAATTGGTTTAAATTGAGTTAATAATGGTTGAATTAAGACTTACAGAAATGTAGGTCTTTTTTTTGTTTAATACAATATTGACTTTATTTTATTTTTAAATAAAAAACAATGAAGTTACAGATTACAATACCAACAAGTTTAGAAGAAATAACATTAGAACAATATCAAAAGTTTTTATCTATTGCAAAAGATAATCCTGATGGTGAGTTTCTTCAACACAAGATGGTAGAAATATTTTGTGGCATAGATTTAAAGAATGCTGCTAAAATAAGTTTTAAAGATGTTAATGAAATAACAAGTAACCTATCAAATCTATTCAATCAAAAATATGATTTGAAAAGAACATTTAAATTAGGCAATACTGAATTTGGTTTTATAACTAATCTTGATGAAATTACATTAGGTGAATATACTGATTTAGATAAGTACATTGGTGATTGGGATAAGATGCACAATGCTATGGCAGTATTGTATAGACCAATAACAAAGAAGTTAAAAGATAAATATCAGATTGAAGAATATAATGGAAGCTATACCTATTGTGATGTAATGAAGTTTATGCCAGTTGATGTTGCATTAGGTGCTGTGGTTTTTTTTTACAATTTAGGCAACGAATTATTGAAGTCTACGATACACTATTTGGAGAACAACAAGGAGTTTCAGAATATAGTAAACAATCACAATTTGGAAGTAAATGGGGTTGGTATTCATCATTCTATGCTATTGCTCAGGGAGATGTTAGAAGATTTGACGATGTTTCCAAACTTCGATTATCAGTTGCATTAACATTTTTAACATTTGAGAAAGAAAAGAACCAAATAGAAACAGAATTAATAAGAAATAAATAATGAAAGGATTTTACCAAATAACAACAGCAATTAAAGACCAACTATATAAAGATATATTTGTTAATACAGTTTCATCTGGTGATATATTTGAAATAGATTTAAACAAGCAAACTATATTTCCTTTGTCACATATAATTGTAAACAATGCACAATACAATGGTAACGTTTGGATATTTAATATATCAGTTCTTTGTATGGATGTTGTAGACTTTAGTAAGACTGAACAAACAGACCAATTTTTAACAAATGATAATGAACAAGATGTACTGCATACTCAACTAATGGTTATTAATAGATTATTAGAAGTATTAAGAAGAGGTAGTTTATTTGATGATTTATATCAGTTACAAGGTACACCAAATTGTGAACCATTTGTAGATAGATTTGAAAATAAGATAGCTGGTTGGACAGTTACATTTGATGTTATGGTTGCTAATGAAATGACAAGTTGCGAAAATGAATGCTAATAATTTAACATCTACTAAAGAAGTTTTAGAAGCATATAAAAAATATGTTATTCAACAAGCAAGAAGTAACTTATCTAAAGGCAATAAGAACGTTTCTAAAAGACTTTATAATGAAATAAAAGGTGAAATACTATTTGAAAATAATTATTTCTTATTGGGTTTTGAAATGCCTGATTATGGATTTTATCAAGATGAAGGTGTTAAAGGTGCAGACCCAAGTAAAGTATCACCTAACGCAAAGATAAAAGGACAACAAGCACCAAATAGTAGATTTAGTTTTAAACAAAAAATATCTTCAAAACATTTTATTAATTGGGTAAAGTTTAGAGGTATAAGGTTAAGAGATGAAAAAGGAAAATTTAAACAAGGCAATTATAAAGCAATAGCTTCAATTATAGCAAGAAATGTATGGGCAAGGGGTATTAAACCTTCTTTATTTTTTACTAAACCATTTGAAGCAGGATATAAGAAATACATAGATACAGATTTAATAAAAGCATTTGGTGACGATATAGAAACATTAATAGATTACACAATAACAAATAAATAAAATGGAAGTAATATTTGTAAGAAGCCCATATTTTATACAAGTAGATGAAGCAAGTCAACTTGAAAGTAAAGTTGAATTATTTATATGGCACAAAGGTGAAACTGAACCAGCAACAGCTACTTATACTTTAAGCAAAAAAGCAGCATCAACTACACAAACTAATAACATTTATAATATATCAAATTACGTTAAAGAATTTATTAATATAATTAATCCAGTATTTGTTTTTTCAGCTATTGAAGAAAATACAGATAATTGGTGCTATGTTAAAGTTAAAAGATATTATTCAACTACTGCTAATAATCCTTCACCAACTTTATTAGATACAACAACTTATGTTGCTTTAAATGGATATACAAATTATTTAGATGGTTATAATAATTCAGATGATAATGAATTTATACCTTTTACTGTTTTAAATCAAGCCAAAACACATAAATATAGTTTAGACAATCCTTTTTATCTTAATTTTTATATAGATTATGTAAATGATACTGATGTTTATTCAGTTGTTTATAGTGATTTGAATAATGCAAATTTTATTACTAATGAAATATTAAATGGTGATGTAGAAACACAATATGTTTTTAAAGTACCAATTACTAAAAACGATATAGATTATTTAGAAGGTAATAAAGTATCTATTGTAAAAAATGAAACAACATTAATTACTTATGTTTTTAAAACAGAATGTGAAAATAAATATACACCTATGTTATGTTCATTTATAAATAGATTTGGTGGTTGGGATTTTATTACATTCTTTAAAGCAAAAATTGAAAATTGGGAAGTTAAAAATAAAGAATATCAATTATTGCCAGATGATGTAGCTTATAACATATTAAGAGGTGAAACTAAAATGTTTAACTATGAAGCAAAACAATCTGTTAAAATAAATACAGGTTGGGTTGAAGAAAGCTACAATGAACTTATAAAAGATTTAATGACTTCAGAAACTATTTTATTAGATAATAATCCAGTTAAATTAAAAACAATGACAACTGATTTAAAGACTTCTTTGCAAGATAAGATGATTAATTACCAAATAGATTTTGAGTACAATTACAATCAAATTAATAATGTAATATAATGGAGTTATATATTTACGTTGATGATGTTGCTAAAAGAGTTGAAATGTTTCAAGATGAAAAAGTTTCAGTAACTTCAACTATACAAAACTATTCAGATATTGGAAAACTATTTACAGACTATTCACAATCGTTTACTATTCCAGCATCACCAACAAACAATGCTATCTTTTCACATTGGTATGACAATGCAGTTGATAATGGATATGATGCAAGAATAAGATATAATGCATATATTGAAATAGAAACAATACCATTTAAAGAAGGTAATGTTCAGTTAGAAAAAGCAAATAAAAAAAATGGTTATGTTGAAAGTTATACACTTACATTCTATGGAAACTTAACGCAATTAAAGGATAAGTTTGGTGAAGATAAATTAAACAGTTTAGATTTTAGTTCTTTAAATCATAATTATGATAGTAGTTCAGTTATATCAAGAATACAATTAACTAATAATCCAAGTACAAGTTTACCTTATACAGTTAGATACCCATTAATTGGTAATACAAGAAAGTTTGATTACAATAATGCAACTATTTATGATGTAACTACAAACACAGGAGCTATTAATTGGAATGATTTATTTCCAGCAGTACCAATAACATCAATTTTAGATTTTATAGAAACTAAATATGGAATAACATTTACAGGTAATTTTTTAGGATACAATCAATTTGCAAAATTGTATATGTTACTTAAAAATAGTGAATTACCAAGGGCATACAATGCTGGTGAATTTTATGACCAAAATAGATTTACAGGAACTGCTACTTTTCCAGAATACAATACAACAACTGATACAATAACATTAGATTGGAATAGTAGTTATTTTCAAACAGGTTCACCACCATTTCCAAGTTATGGTGGAAATAGAAGAATAATAATTAAGTTTCAAACTACATTAGCTTCACCATATTTAACAACAAATTATAAAGTTGAATTATTACAAGATGGTGTTATAACACAAACATTTGATAATTTAATAGGAAACCAAGTTTTAACATTATTAGATGTTAGACAATCAGATAATCCAGCAAGTAACCAATATAAAATTAGAGTTTCTGCTTTAGGTGCTTTTGATTTTAAAGCTAAACTTTCATATATAAGAAGAAATGTTTATGGTGATAGAACAACAGATAGTCTTAATTACCCAAGTGGTGGTTCTGGTCAATCATTTTCAGCAATACAAAATGTTGTTAATTATGTTCCAGATATTAAAGTTTCAGATTTTTTTATGGGATTAGTTAAAATGTTTAATTTAATTATTACACCAATAAATGAAACTACATTTAAACTTGAGCCATTAGAATTATATTATCAAGCTGGTCAAATAAAAGATTTAACACCATTTATTTATGCTGATGAATTAGATATTGAAAAGCCAAAATTATTTAAGTCAATAGAATTTACTTATGAAAAATCTGAAAACATTTTAAACAATGCATTTAGAGGTTTATTCAATAGGGAATATGGTGATTTAACTTTTGATAGTGGTTCAATTTCTGAAAGTAGTAAATATGAAATTAAGTTACCATTTGAAGATGTAATGTGGGAAAGAGCAACAGGTTCTAATTTTCAAACTGCTACATTATTAAACAAAGATTTACAAAGTTATACACCTAAACCAATATTAATGTATAATAATGCTTTAACTAATGTTTCTTCTTATCCTATTAAAATTTATAATGGAACTGGTTACACAAACGTAAATAACTATGTAAGATTTAACAATGAAATAAATACAGGTGCAACTGATTTAAGTTATTTATATTCTATAAATTTTGGTAATGAAGTTTCATCTTGGTATTTAGTAAATGCACCACAAGGTTTATACAGAAGACACTATGAACAATATATTGCAAATCTTTATAATCAGAAAACAAGAGTTTTAAAAGCAAAAGCAAAATTACCTTATACATTATTAGGACAAGCAATTCCTAACAATCCAAATGAATTAGTTAATTTAAAATTAAATGATAGGATTATAATAAGGGATAACAGATATATTATAAATTCTTTTACTACTGATTTAACAACTGGTGAAACATCATTTGAATTAATAAATGATTATAGAACTTTAGGTTTTGATAGTGTTGGTTATAGATATTCAAACATAGAATTATTAAACGTAGATAATACAGCACAAGAAGTTCAAATAGATTTGTATTTAGGAATGTTTAAACAATTTCAAATTAAATCACTTTCTGGATGGCTTTCTTCACCAACAGTTGGAATTAAATATGAAGATACAAGTATGATAGTTACAATAGCTGCTAATGGTACTGCTTCTGATAGAACTGATGTTGTAGGTATTGTTTTTAAAGATTATGATAATAACAATTTTGAAGTAGAAATACCAATAACACAAACTGCATAATGATAAAGTTAATACTTGAAATGCTTCAATTAGATGAGCATTACGGACAATCAGAAACAATAGAAATTGCAAAAGGTAAATATGAATTACCAACAACTTGGTCAAGAACATTTAAACAAATAAAAAGAGAATGGAAAACAAACAAATAAATTTAAAGGTAAATAGTAACATTGATGATGTAACTGATGAAATAAAATCTTTAAATAAAAATTTAGATAAAACAACTGATTTAGTAAAAGATGTTGACAAAAGTACTAAAGCAGTTGAAAAAAGTACAAAAACATTAGCTGATGGTTTTAGAACTGTAGGGTTAACAATTAAAGCAATGGGTATTGGTCTTGTTCTTAGTGCTTTTGCTTTATTGCAAGAAGTATTTATGAGCAATCAAAAAGCTGCGGATACTTTTTCTGCTGTTATGGGTACTGTAACAAATGTGTTTACTCAAGTTGTTAATATAATTGTTTCTGTTGTTGAAAAAGTAAATCAATCAAGTGGTGGTTTTAAAGGATTAACAGCAGTTATTTCTGGATTAATTACAATAGCATTAACACCTTTAAAATTAGGTTTTTATGCAATATCTTTAGCTATTGATGAAGCAAAACTTGCTTGGGAAGAAAGTTTCTTTGGTGATGGTGATGCTAAAACAATAGAAAGATTAAATAAAAGAATTGCAACTACAAAAGATAATATTGTTGAAGTTGGTAAAGATGCATTAAAAGCTGGTAAAAAAGTTGTAAATAATATTGGTGCTGCTATAACTGAAGTAGGTGCAGTTGTTGAAGGTACAATAGATGGTGTTAGTAAAATATCTGTTAAAAGTGCTTATGAACAAGCAAAGGCAAATGTTCAATTACAAAATACAGCAAAGTTAGCAGAAGCAAATCAAGCAAGATTAGTTGAACAATATGATAGACAGGCAGAGAAATTAAGACAGGTTAGGGATGAAGAAAGAAATAGTGTTGCTGATAGAATAAAAGCTAATGAAGATTTAAAAACTGTTTTAAACAATCAAGAAAAAGCTATGCTTGGTGCTGCTGATGCACAAATAGCTGCTGCAAATGCTACATTACAACAAAATAAAACAATAGAAAATCAAGTTGCTTTAACAAATGCTTTAGCAAATAGGGAAGGTGTATTAGCACAAATTGAAGGTTTACGTTCAGAACAAAAAGCAAATGATTTAGCACTTAATAAAGAACTATTAGATTTAACAAAAACTAAACAGGAAGCTGAAACACAATTAGCAATAGACCAAAAACAATTTGATGCTGAAAGATTAAAAGATGAAGAAGCTATTTTATTAGCTAAAAAAGCAGCGTTACAATTTGCACAAACACAAGAATTAGAAAGATTACAAAATTTAATTAAAACAACTAAAGATGGTACACAAGCAAGAATAGATGCTGAAAATGAATATGCTGCTAAAAAGCAAGAAATAGAAAATGAAATTACAACTGCACAAGATGAAATTGATACATATAGATTTAATAAAAAATTAGAAAAAGAACAATTAATTATTGAAAATGATAAATTAAATTTTGAAGCAAAATTAGAAGCATTAACAGCACAAGAAAAATTAATTACTGAAGCTACTAATATATCAGAAGAAGAACGAACAAAATTATTAAAAGCAAATGCTGATGCAAGAACAGAAATAGCACAAAAAGAAGCAGAAGCAAAATTAAAATTATTAGATGTAGTTTCTGCTGGTTTATCTTTAGCTTCAAATGAATTAGGTGAAAGTACTTCTGCTGGTAAGGTTGCTGCTGTTGCTGCTGCATCTATATCTACATATACTGCTATTGCTGGACAATTAGCTGCATTTTCTAAAGTTCCTATTCCAGGTTATGCTGTTGCACAAGCAATATTAACAGGTGCAACTGGATTATTACAAGTTAAAAAAATATTAGCAGTTAAAACACCTAAAGGTGGTGGCGGTGGTGCTGCTCCAAGTTTAAGTGGTGCTGGTGGCGGTGGTGCTCCACAATTTAATGTAGTTGGAAATAGTGGTGTAAATCAATTAGCAGAAACAATGCAAGGAAGGTCAGCACAAGCACCAATCCAAGCGTATGTTGTAGCGAATGATGTAACAACAGCACAAGGTTTAAATAGAAACATAGTAACTAATGCAAGTTTAGGATAATGTTAGTTAAAAGTATCATTAACTATGTTTTTTTGACTTAATGATACTTATTTAAAACAAAATATAAATAATTTAATTTTTAAAAAAAAGTACAATGAAGAAATTAGAAACTATTTATTTAGATATAGACGAAGATAATATTCAAGATGGGATTGATGCTATTAGTTTAGTTAAATTTCCAGCTATTGAAGAAAATTGGGTTGCACTAAATGAACACAAAGTAGAACTTAAAACTATTGATGAAGATAAAAGAATAGTAATTGGTTTGGCTTTAATTCCTGAAAAAGATATTTACAGAAGAAATGGTGATTATGAATATAACATTCGTTTCTCAAAAGATACAGTTAGAAAAGCATCAGAATTATATTTAAAGAAACTTAAAATACATAATTCAACATTAGAACACGACAAAAAAACTGAAGGTGTTTATACAATAGAAAGTTGGATAGTTGAAGATGTTAAAAAAGATAAATCAGCAATCTATAATTTAAATGCAGTTGAAGGTGCTTGGGTTGTTGTTCAAAGAATAGACAATGATGAAGTATGGAATGATGTTAAAGAAGGTAA